ATGAAACCCCTTCGAGCTTTTCTTTACTCGAGTGACGCGACTCGAGAATGGTCCTGCGCCACGTTTCGAGAACTCGAACCCTTGCTTGACGCGTGGCGTGCGATATCGAGCGAGGGAGTGGCGGGCGCCGCAATCCATGTCGGCTTCTGGCGCCCAGATACCGCTAGCGTCGCAATGATCATCGAGCAATACGCTGGTAGATTGCTCATTTCCGAATCAGCTTGTTTCGCCTTGCCACAGCCCCTTGTGTTGAGTCGCAACCCCGTTGGGGAGACCGGTGGACTAAGGTTTCGAGTGGCATTGGCCGGCTTTGGGTACGAGATCGAAGATCCGACTTCCCCTGCCGTGCTCGCAAATGCGAGTGTAGAAGCATCGGCAAACGTACATCCGAGCAACTCCGCATCTGGACAAGAGACCTCATCCAACAAGCCGCGCGGTTGGGTGTCCCGGTTGCGCGACTTGGATGAATCGCTTGCCGGCGAAGTCCTAGCTGCCGGAATCTGGGATGACGATTCTTATCAGGACAAGGAGGAATATCTCAGTGAGTTAGCTCGCACGCGGCTCGGGTTAGCTCGCTTTTTCTTGATGACAGGCGGTGAGCCCAGCCCCGCAAACATCGTTGACAACATCCAAGCGTGCCCACCGTGGTTTACGGCATTAAACCTGAATCACCTTCCATTAACGGTACGCCAAGCAAACGTGTTTCGAGAGAACGATCTGCTCACGGTAGCGGACTTGGGTCCAAAAGGAACGGGGGGATTGCTAAAGCTCGATAAGATGGGCCGAACATCAGTGAGTGAACTTGCTAAAGCGCTATATCGCGCTTTCACCAATGGGCCTTCCAGAGTAGCGAGGCTTTGGCCGCTTCCAGGTCCAACCGAAGGAAAACCAAATGAAGCCGACAACATTCGGATTCAAACACTCACTAATCCTTCGACAAGGCTTGAGAACGTCAGGGATACTCTCCTCAGCATACTCGGATCTCTGAACGCCAACGAACGAGATCTACTCTCGGCGCGAATGGGTTTAAAGCGGAAGCCATCATCACTGGCGGAAATCGCGGATCAAATCGGTGTCACCCGAGAGCGCGTACGCCAGATCGAGACGAAGATCTGCAACAGAATTAAACCAGACCCGTTGTGGGAGAAGTTGCGAGAACGCCTGAATGCGCTGCTTGAAGATCGCTGTAGCGCTCTGTTGCTGGAAGGGCTTTCTGGACTAGATCCCTGGTTCGAAGGCTGTGCTGATCTGGCGGATCCGTTCGAGTACATTTTCGATCGAATGCTGGACAATGGTTTTTTTGTTCTAAATATCAACGAATCACTCATTGTTTCGCGGCTATCACAGGCGGAATGGGATGACACGCTGAGGTCCGCCAAACGAATGCTAGACGCGGCTGCAGTCGATCAGATCCCGGAGGAAGAGGCACGCTATCTAATTGATGGCATGTTGGCCTCCAATGGGGCCGATTTGCGAGAAGAGCTTTGGGCGAAGGCGACCGAGTATGCGCATTTTATTAGTCGCGCTGACGGTCAGCGCGTGCTGGCGGCATATGGTCGATCAGCTGAGTCTGTCGTCCTTGCGATCTTGGCAGCATCTGATCAGCCGCTACACTATTCTGAGATTCAGCGTAGATCCGCCCAATACGTTGCCCCAGCACTCGACATCGCACGTGTGCGGAATGCGTCAGCTGAAGTTGGCGTTTTGTACGCTCGCGGGACCTACGGGCTTCTCTCTCACTGTCCACTCGACAAGAGTGAGCTTGCATTGGTACGTGCAGAGACGGAAGATCTGCTGGAGGGGGATGCACAGGACCGTCAATGGCACTCTGCAGAAATTCGTGAAGCGCTATACGAACGCGGATTGGACTTCGACGGCCGATTGACCAAATACGTCGTCAATGTGGCGTTGGGAAAATCGGATCGACTGGTGTACCTGCGTCGCATGGTTTGGGGACTCAAATCCTCGTGGAGAGCTACGGCTGCTTCCCGTATCGATATGCGCCAAGCGGTCATTGCGTTGCTCCAGCAAGAAGGGCGGCCGATGACAACCGCCCAGATCCGGGCCAAGCTTGAAGCGGAGCGTGGCGTCAACGCGTTGTTTCAGATTCACGCCGCGGTTCCTCTCATCCGTGTCGGGCCTGGCGTTTGGGGCCTGTCAAATCGGGACTTGGGAGTCACACCGGAAGGGGCCCGCTTCGTTGCTGCGCAACTGGTCGAAAAGCTGCGCGAGTTGAACTACGGAATACACGTATCCGAGCTTCTGAATGTACTTTCAGGCACACTGTGCGACATACCCACAAATTCGCTGTCACCACATGGCGTCGTTGCTCTCGCTCAGGATTATGGCGTCAAGATCGACCGCGGCCAGTATGTGTATCTCTCTGAGTGGGGTGAGTCTCGGCGCATGACGATCCAGGATGGAATTCGAAGAGCGCTTTCAGAAATTGGTGCGCAAGGCCTGCCGTTAGACCAGTTGATCGAGCGCGTGAACGACCTGACTAAGCGACATTGCTCTCGGGAGACGATTAGTCAGTTACTGCAGGCAGTTGACGCGTGCTGGGATGTCGACACTGGCTCATGGCGGTTAGAAAAGGCTGCTTCCATTGACGAAGATCTCGAAAACGCGTAACCGTCTCTTCGAACTAAGCGCGACGTTTTCTCGACGAGTAGCGACACCCCTGCCTCCATTACATGCTCGCTGCATCCGGCGCGGATGCGCTAAGCATTGGCTCCGGGCGCAGCGTTGCCAAGGGCGCAGACAGTGCCGCCTGAAACGCGATCAGCCCCGCTTGTACTGCGATCCTCTCCTGAGTACTAAGCGGCAGACCATTGACGATTGCGAGCGCGGCCGGGATCGAAGTATTAATGAGCGATTGCACTGATGTGATATCGGCGCCAGCAGTCGCCTGACAGACAACGCCGCTGTTGTTGGCCAGCGCCGCCAACGCCGATGCCTCCGAGTCCAGCAGTGCGTTCCCACCTGACGCAAGCGCGGCCAGGGTGCGCAATTCCGGCGCGACCACGGCGCATGCCTGCACTACCCTGGCCTGCAACATGTTCGCCGTGACAGTTTGCTGTTGTGCAGTCGTGCAAGCGCTGAACACGACAGACGTGGCAAGGCCTGCCGCGAAAATTAGCTTCTTCATGATGAATACCTTCGTGGAGTTGCCGCGAGCGCGGCGGGAGGGAAAACAGAGATGCGGAGGTAGGTAGCGACAGCGGGATTACGATTGCGTAGTCGTCGTTGTGGCCGCAGCCGGAACTGCCGGCGTAGCCGTATCAGTTTTCGGAGGCTGACGACTGATCCACCAGTTACCGAACGCGTGCGCCCCGGTCACGATCAGCGCCGCGACCAGATACGGCACGCTGTCGGGAATCGGCTTCGGGCATCCAGCCAGCAGCCACTGCAGCATCGGCACGAGTGTGGCGGCTGTGATGGTCGTGCCGCCAGTGACGAGAGACGAGATCTGGTTCATGGTGAACTCCTTTGTGGTGGGAAAATTTCGTGCTCGCTGTTACGACAGGCCTGAAACCAGCGTGCCGCCCGCGTTGACGTAGGCGGTCTGCAATGTGGTGATCGTGTTGACGTGCTGCCCATAGTCGTTGCCGGGGAGGCTTGCCCAGATGCCTGAGCACAGCTGCACTGCCTTCGTGAAATTGCCGACGTCGATGAAAGGCAGTGCGCCTTTCTCGCGCATCTGTTGCAGCGCAATCCGGTCCTGCGAGAACGGCGAGAAATCGGTTAGCTGGAGCAGCTGCCGGTACGCGAGCCAGTAGCGGTAAAGCAGCTGGTAACGACCAGCGGCAGTCGAATCGAACTCGCCGTTGAGGATGTCCGGATGTGTCGCGTAGCTCGCGAACGTCAGCGGCCTCTCGGGTGTCGCGCCGACGAGCACGCGATAGCCATCGTCGGAATTGGGGATGCGTGATGTCCCCTCACTCCACGCGACCATGTCGAGAAACGCACATCGGTTCGCGCCACCTGCCTGCTGTGCAGTGATGACGGGCATGGTCAATCCTCCGTGCTTGTGCGGCGGCGAAAAATCTTGTCGCGCGCCAGGATGAAAATCTGAAGAACCGTGTAGACGAGCGTGGCGGCTAACACCACGTTCGATAGCGTCAGGTACGCCTCGACCTTGCCCAGCAGCGTGCCGATCAGGCCGCCAACCCATGCGATCGACACCTTGACCGATTCGACGACGTGATCATTGCTTTCCATGGGCATGCTCCAGAAATGAAAAACCGCCCCGGAGGGCGGCGACGGATGCCTGCGAGGCCAGGTTCAACCTAAGGGCCGCAGTAGTAGGAAAAGACAGCTAACGCGAGATCGGGCGCCGCTTGCGGCTGGAATGCGTAGAACCCGCACGAATCGGGCGTGAGAAATGAGTTGATCGTTTCGCTGAAAAGCGTTTGCCACGATGAACCGTCACCCGACACCTCGTAATACCAGTTCGTCGCGTCGCTACGGATTCGCATCCATTCCGGAACGGCGCCGAGATTCGTCGAGAAGGAGTTCCCGCCCCACGACGAGAAATTACTGAAGTTGCCGACCCAGTAGCCGAGCTGGTTCTGATACGCCAGCTCAAAAAGCTTCAGCTTTCCGCTCGCGCTGTCATACAGGCACGGGCCAACGCACCCGTAGTTGGCGTTCAGCGGCGCAGCGCGCAAGCGCATCGTCACCTGAAATGCGCCCGATGGAATCGGCTGCGTGAGGACAAATGCCTGCGCGCTGCTTGAATGCGGAGCGACAATGCCAATTCCCCATGGATATTGCGTGGCGATGGCGCCAGTTGCCCCCTGATTACGCGGTGTGAAGCCAGACAATCGCGGCACCGTGTCCCTCACGCCATGTGATGAATTCGGCGTGATCGTCGCGCCTGAACCTGCAGCCGTCACGCTCGCGTTCGTGAAATTCAGCGACCCCGGTACCACGGTCTTGATGATTCCGTCCTGCTCAACCGCGCTGAGCGTGCCGACAAGAGACAATCCTGCGCCGAGCTTGCCGCCTTCGATCAGCTGCAGGTTCGCGCCGCCCGAGAGCGACTTGAAGACGAGTGATTGCGCGGTCGAATTCGCCGTGTCGAGAATCGGAGCACCACTGCCTTCATTCGATGCCCCGGTGACCGTGCCACCGGGACAGGTCAGCACCAGACTTCCTGCACCGCTGTCCGTGATCGAGAAATTCCCACCTGCGGCCAGCGTCTTCACGACGAGACTCGCAGCCGTGGATGACGATGTGTCGATCAGGCCGGCGCCGCCCCCTTCGTTCACGCCGCCGCGCAGAGATCCGCTGATCGCGTTCGGCTGGTAACTGCGCAGGTCGGTGTAGTTCGAAGCCGTCAATGCGCCAGTCACGACCTGATACAGCGGGAACGAGGTAGCCGGAAAGCCCGAGGTGTTGCTGCTGACGGCGCCCGTCACTGGGTCCGCAAAGATGTAGTTCGTCGCACTTGCGGCGAGCGTCAGGGTTCCGTCGGGGACCGATTGCATGACGCCCGCCGGATTCGTATAGTTGCCGCCGTAGTAGCCCCAGATGAGGCCGCCCGTCGTTGCCGCACGCCGGCTCCACAGCAGCAGTGGGCTGGCGGCATCGAACAGTGCATTGAGCGTCGCCTCCTTCGTCGAGGAAGTCTTGGATAGCGTATCGAGCAGGGTCGAGCTGTTCGACATGCCTTATGCTCCGGCGTACCACGAGAACAGCGAGAGGCCGACGGCTTGCCCGTTCGGATCAGCGAAGAATCCCACCTGGTCCGGCGTGAGAAACGTCGTGCGCGAAAACGAATACATGTTGACCCACGTGACACCATCCGGCGACACGTCGTAATACCGGTTCGTCCCGTCGTCACGGATCCGGTGCCAGTCCGGCCAGAAGGTCATCGCGTACTGCGAGCCCTGAAATCCGTTCCACGAGGTCGGGCTGTTGAAGTTGCCAATGCCGTACTGGAATCCGCTCTGATACAGGAGGCCAGCGACCTGCAGCAGGCCGCTTGAACTGTTGCGCCAGACGAGCCCGCACTTGATGTAGCTGGAGCTGGCCGGAAACGCGCGCATGCGGGCGACGATCTGATAGGGCGTCGCGGGCGCGGCAATCACGAGGCACGCGCAATTCTCACCGCTCGCTTTTGGCGTGGACAGGCTGATGCCCCAAGGTTCCTGCAGCGCGGTGGCGCTGCCCTGGTTGACCCAGGCGAAATTCGACAGGTTCGGTGGTTGATCGGGCGCGCCGAAACCAGAGAACAGCGCGATCTGCGCTTGCGATCCACCCGGATTCGTGACTTGCGCCCCCAGGAAATTGAGCTGCGTCGCCGCATTGACGACCGTAGTCCCGTTCTGCTGGATCGCCGGCGCAACGGCAGCGGCCGCGTTCGCATCGATTGCAATGCCGGCGGATCCATTGTCGGTGATCGTGATGCCGCTGCCGGCGACCAGTGTTTTGAACGCGAGGTTGCTCGACGTAGTGGAGGCAGTGTCGAGCACGCCGACTCCACTGCCTTCGTTGCTGCCGCCCGTGACGGTGCCGCTCGTACCGCTCGTGCTGATCGTGAGGAGTACGACCATGAGCACCATCGAACTGACGCCCGCCCAACACGCGATCCTCACGTACGCGATCAACCACACCAGCGGCAAGATCGACTGGTTTCCCGACAACATAAAGGGCGGCGCTCGCAAGAAGGTGATCGACGGCCTGTCGAACCGCGCCCTGATCACCACCGACGGCACCGATTGGTTTGTGGCTGCCGAGGGTTACGATGTGCTGGGTGTACCGCGCCCTGAACTGGTCGCATCCGTCGATCCTGCCGATCCTGAGATGGAGGTTGCAGTCGAAACCGCCGAAGCAAACCTCGGGATCAAGGCACCACGCCGCGCGCGAGAGAACAGCAAGCAGGCACTGGTGATCACAATGCTGCGCCGACCGGAAGGCGCCACGATCGCGCAGATCTGCGAGGCGACCAGCTGGCAAAGCCACACGGTGCGAGGCACGCTGGCCGGCGCTCTGAAGAAGAAACTCGGACTCAACGTCACATCCGACAAACAGGGCGAGGAACGCATCTACCGGATCGCCGACTGACGCCCCCGAAAATCCTCACTGAGGCTCCTGCAAAGTCTCACCGAAGCGCGCTCCATCGTGGGCGCGTGTCGCTTCGGCGCCCGTATAGTCCTGCCAGCGGCGCACGATCACGTCGACGTACTTCGGATCGAGTTCGATCAGTCGCGCGCGTCGTCCAGATTTCTCGCATGCGATCAGCGTCGTGCCCGACTCTGCCCAATCAGTTCGCGTGCATGCTGCAGCACGCGGTGGAAATCGACATGAGCGTTGACACCACGCCATGCCGCGATCAGATCGAATATGTCGCCGCCATCGCCGGTAGCACGGTCGGTCCACAGGCCTGCCTTTTCGCCTTCGAGCACGACCTCGAGGCTGTCGCCCGGACTGCCCATGACATCGCCCACGAGGAACTTGCCCCGGCGTCGCTTGCCTGCCGGGAACATGATCATCAGCACCGATTCCAGTCGGGCCAGCAATGCGGTGCGCATGGTTTCGCGCGAGTCGGCCGGATCCGTCGTGGCGGGATCGAGGGCATCGTTGAAATCAAGCATGGGGGATTCCTTGCGTCGGAATGTTGCTGGTCGATCGTGCGTGTGGCGGGGTTGTCTTATGGTCAGACTGGGGTCGCAGATACCCGGTTTTTATGGCGACCTCGCGGATGAAGGCGGGATTCAGTCCGGCAAGCGATGCCCACGCATCAAGTCGCTTGTCGTATATGAAGTCCCGTGCGTCCGTGCGCCCAGACGGGCTGCCGATACAGGCATCCGCGATGGCAAGGCAGATCGCGGCGACCGCCAGGCGCGTTTCGGGCAGGGCTCCATCTGCGTGGCGCAGCAGCAGGCGCTGGATAGCGGTGATGCGTACCAGTGGGGCATGTTCCCCGGTGTCGCGTCGGAGGGGAAAACGAGTCATGGGCCGGTCCTCCAGCAGCGGTCCTGCCACGCGCACATCCGGCATTCGAAGTGAGTGGGGTCATTGAATCCGCGCGGCAGTCGCTCGCCGGCATCGCTCGCACCGATCACGGTCACGGCACGGTCGGACATGCGCTGGGCGAGCACCGCATCGAACGGAACCAGCTCGATGTACAGGTCCATCGTGTCGGCGTTGATTGCCGTGAACACGGCGGGATGCTCGTGCAGACCGAGATAGGCCTGGTAGAGCGCGACCTGTGCGGCATAGATAGGTTTGGCGACGGCGAGCCGGTGCTTGAGCAATTCGCGCCACGACTTGCCGCCGAGGCACTTGTTTTCCCAGAGCGCCGGATAGCTGACGTCGTCAGGGCCGCCGGCGAGCACACCGTCGATATGTCCCTGCAGCCGACCATCGAGAGCCGAGAAGCCGAACTGCTCGCCATCAGCCTTGCGTGTGCGAAGATCGAATCCGGCATCACGCAGCCATGCGACCATGCAGTCCTCCATCACATGACCACGCTCGAAGATGCGCAGCATGCGGCCCGGGAAATCACGACCGTGGTCGACGGCGGTGCGCTCGTATTCGTACTGCAATGCACGCTCGCACGCGGCGCCCAGACGCGAGGCACCGAGATACGTGCGACTGCCTTCACGTTTGCTCGTGCGCTGCATGCCGGCATCGATCAGTGTCGTGATCCGCTCCGACAAAGTGGACGAAGAATTGAAATCCATCATTGCGCGACCTCCCACGGCAGGTCGTCTGCCATATCGGCAAACGGATCGCGCGGTGGCGTCGGTCCGCGCACACTGGACTGGCGCGTCGTTTCGTGGTGCGAAACCATCTGTTCCGTCCAGCAGGTGACGATTGCGTCAATCACACGCAGGGCTTCTTCCTCGGCATACGCGCCGAGGGGTTTGTCGAAACCAATCTCGCCAGCGGCTTCGCCGAACGCCTTGAGGCACCGCTTCATTGCGGCGCGTTCGACTTCAGTCGGATCAATCATCGTGTTCTCCGCAAGGGTTGCGCCGTCGTCCAGGGCACGAAGCCTGGTACCGTACAGCGCATGGAAAGCGTCCTGGCAGCGTCGCGAGCAGAACGCCCAGTCAATCGGGTAGCGCCGGGGATTGCCGATACCGTGACGGGTATCGGCATGCGTGAGTCCCCGGGCCTGACGGGTGCAGACCCAGCATTTCATTGGGGATCTCCGCGTCAGGCCCAGGCAGGTTTGCCCGCCGGCGCCGGTCGGGTCGTGGTCGGCGCGGGACGGAAAGTTGGCGCGGTCTGTGCCGGAGCACCCGACTGGCCGCCGGGGCCCGAGGGCTTCGAGGCCGCGGCCATGAACGCGGCGTAGTCGGCGTGATCCGGTTCGACCGCCACGCGCACGACGTTGCGGTCGTCGCCGCGCGCATCCTTCTCGATGTCCACGCGCACAATGAACTCGACGCCATCGAGATCGGCGAAACTCTCGATGCGGCGGGCAGCCGATGCCTGCGAACTGTTGTCCTGCGGATGGACGTGACGAGCGCTGTTGAGAATTGCGCGGATGAAGCTGCGCCCCATCTGCCCCCAGGTCGGCCCCTTGCGGGAGTGGAGGCCGATGTTCGTCCACATCTTGCGTTTGGCATAGGGGCCATCGGTCACGACAAACTCGCAGGCCAGATAGACCGAACCGGTCTCGAACGATTCGGTCGCGTAACCGCCGATCCAGCCCTGCTCGGGATCATCGTGGCCACCAGGTTTGATGGTCATGCGAACCGGCACGACGGTGCCCTTCGGGATCAGTTCAAAGCCAGCGTGCTGTGCATCGGCATCGTTGAAGTCGTTCCATTGGGACATGGTCAGTTCCTCGTCGTCGGAGATTGGGTTGCTGCGGCTGCGCACTTGCGGATCAGCGCGTGGAGGTCGGGGGGCTCGAGCAGCTCGAGCTGGCCGGAGCGGTCCTTGGCCGGATAGCCGTAAGGGTTGAGCGTGTGGGTCACGAACGCGCGGTACGCTGTGCCGTTGTCGGCCTTGATCTCGGCGAGCGTGACGACCTCGTCGACGATGCCGGGCAGCTCGGCAGCTGTCTTCGAGCCTTCGATCTGCGGGGCGAACACCTTGCGGTTGAAATCGTCGACGCGCTCGTCGAGAATCGCGACGAACACAACGTTCTTGCCGCGCGCATGCTGCAGGTGGGTCAGTGCCGTGAGCATTTCAGTGCCAAGCAGACCGTAGGCGCCGCGCATGTCGGGCTTGCCCGTGCGATCGGACACGGCCTGCGGCTGGGTTCTGGCCCAGATCAGTGCCAGGCGCGCGAGCACGGTGATGCTGTCGACAAAGTAGGTGTCGTAGCGGGCGAGCTGCGCCGGATCGCCGAAGCGTTCGCATACGTGGCGGAAATGCGCGTCCGAGAACGGCACCTCTGGCGGCAGGGCCGGGTTGGGGCCGGCGAGGAACACGACGAGATCGCGGAATTCCGGCCAGGTAGCCGGGCGCATGCAGTCGCCCTGCCAGTCGCGCACAGAGAGATCGCCAGCCTCGAGATCGACGAACAGCGTCGAGGCCTCGGGCAGCGTCCGGAGCAGGCTCGTCTTGCCGATACCGCTCTTGCCTAGCACGGCGATCTTGACGCCCTGGCGCTCGGCTAGCCGCTGGTCAGCGGTGATGATGGGAAGCGCCATTACGCGGCCTCCTTCAGCAGATCCGCGACTGCCGGATTCCAGAGAATCTGGTAGCCCGAGTGACCGTTGCGCGAGTACGGCATGGCTTCGGCCCACGCTTCGCCAGCCGAGGTGAGTTCCCACTCGTCGCGGTCATTGCGCATCTGCAGGCCGTGACGTGCAAGGCGCTGGTTGGCCGCTTTCGCCGAGATGCACAGAAGCTGGCCAACCTGCGTGGCATTGAGCGAGCAGATTGGCGCATCCGCAGCGGGCAACGCGCGACGGAGCGTTTCGACGGCGATACCGGTGTTCTCGTGGATACAGGTCAGCGTTGCAGCCATCGCAATGCCGGCCTTGACGCCAGGCACCTTCGCCACGGCCTCGCCGATCAGCAGGATCGACGACACGCGGTCCTGGGTCGGTGCGGGCAGGCTGGCGACGGCGTTGTAGCTGCCGGTCTTGCGAATGGCGGGCAGCACTTCGCTCGTGACCCAGCGCTTGAAGCGTTTTGCCGCGTCCTTGGTGCTGCCGATGATCAGGGCATACAACCCCGATTCGTTGACGTGGTTCTGGCGCTGACGGCCACCCGGCGTAAGGGTGTCCAACTTCTGGACATCCTCGTCATCGACATGCGATTCGACGGCCTGGCGCGGATTACCGAACTCGAGCACAGTGCACACGTCATTGGCGTTGAACCACGGCTGGCCAGCATCATCGAGATGGACGCGCACTGCGTGGGCTTCGAATTCGAACGGAAGGATATTCGTCATGGTCAGGCTCCCATGTCGTTGAGGAGGGCCAGCCGGAAAGTCGGCTTACCAGGTTTGGTGGTACGCGCCGACGCAAACTGCTCGCGCAATGCCGGCGGCCAGTTCGAGAAGCGTGATTCGGGAATCGACAGATCAACGTCGACGTAGTCCTCGGCGCGCTCACCGGCAGCCGTGATGCGTGCGGCTATCTTGGCCAGGCCTTCCTGGTCCCAGGCCACGCGGCGCGGCAGTTCGAACGTGATGCGCAGTGCGCCGTCGGACACGTGCGTGGTGCCGAAGTCGCGACCGGAGTCACGCAGGGCTGCGCGAGCCTGCTCGCCGTAAGCGGCATCGAGCGCCGCGTCGAACTTCGCGCGGGCCGATTTCAGCCATTCGCTCGCTTCGGCGAGGTTGCGGTGGATTTCGGCTTTCTGGGCCGCAGGAAGCGCCGCGAGCTGGGCCACGGACATGGCCGCGAGGTCGGCGGGGAACATCGTCATATCGGTCATGGCGATTCCCCTTACTGGTTCATCGAAGCGTGGACGGCTGCAGTCCCTTTCGCTTCGAAGGGTTCGGACGTGCTTCGCCGCAGGCTTTCCGTTTCATAGGCTTCGACGTCCTCGAGGCGGTACAGGACGCGCCCGTGCAGTTTCATGAAGACGGGGCCGATACCATCGGAGCGCCAGCGTTCGAGGGTGGCCTCGCTGATGTCCCAGCGTTCAGCCAGATCGCGTTGATTGAGGTGTTTGACGGTCACGTTTTTCTCCTTTCGGGTGGTTGCGAAAACGTGAGGTCATGTTCGAATTCGGGATGTACGGGCGTCAGCCAACGCCATGTACGGGCTGATGTACGGGCTCAGACGGAGCCAGAAAAAACCGGGCCCAGAAAGCAAAAAACCGCCCGAAGGCGGTCGTGCGTGAAGCCGAATGTCGGCGCAGGTTTACTCCAGCTTGATGCCATACCCGGCGGCGTCATGTGTGATGTAGTCTTGCCACTGGTTGTTGCTGCTAAAGATGCTCGGCACGCGCTTGCCGCGTGCTGCCTCCTTTGAGCCGTGAGCGGCAACCAGGATGTCACCGGCAGGAACGCGGGTGCGGCCGTTTTCGAATTGTTCGACCAGATACTTCACCACGGCGATCTGCTTGGCACCCTTGATGGTCCATGGCTTGTCCGCCCTGGTGGCGATGACCAGTGTATTGCTGTACGGGTCGAAGCGAACTGGGAGCGATTTTTCCTCTTTGCCACCCGCCGGTGCTACCAGCAGGCGATGGAGCAGGTCGGTGTCGACCTGTGGCTTGACCACGTAGTCCACAAGAACGCCGGAGATCGGAACGATGCGGTAGCTACGGGGTGGCGGCACGATGTCCGGCAGGGCTTGGCCTGTTGTGAAGATCAGGCCCTGTTCGGGTAGTGACGCAGCACGGAAGTGGTCGAAGACCCGGTCGATGGATGACGACAGCCCTCGCACCAACCATACATCGACCTGCGCATCGGCGATGCGCATCTTGCCGAGGTTCCACAGCGTGCTACCAATGGCCGGCATCGTGATGCCACGGCGATGAGCCTGTGGAATTCCGAGCAGGTCCGCCAGGTAGTTCAACAGCCTGGTCTCCGAGACAGCGTGAACTGCCACGAGATCAGCCAGCAAGTATTTGGAGCTGAAGGTTTCAGGACAGCGGTAGCGATACCGTCCGGATTCATCTTCCTCGAGATCGACCATGACCGTTTCATCGCCACAGGGTGCCGGATAACCGCTGGCGTAGCCGATGCATTCAGTCCACGTTTCGAGATCGCGCCGGGACAGGGCCGTCGCGCGCGACAGGCTCCATCCGGGCACGCCCTGCAGACGTTGTCCGTCCGCGTCGGGGATCGGCTGGTTCGATTGTTCGAACAGTGCGAGCAGCTCAAGCAGCGAGCGCGTCGACAGGGGTGTCGTCTGCACTTCCGATCTCCTTCACCAGATTCCACCTGGCGAGCAGGCGGTCGCACAGCGCCCGATCCTTTTCGCGCTTGGTCTTGATATTGCAGCGATTTTCGTCGCGCAGAATGATGGTGATCGTGCGTGCGCGATCCGTGCCGACCTTCTTGATGCGAATGGAAAGCTTTGCGTAATTGAGGTGGTGGTCACGGAAATCAAAGGTCGGGGAGATCAGGGCACGGGCGGCCGTGTAAATGTCGTCGGTGTCCTTTGCCCAGATTTTTACCTGCAGTGATCGATGGTTTTCAGACGCATAGCCGAGCTCGATCACCTTGACCGATGCAACGTTCTCACCGGAGATGTCGAAATTCCGGAGTGCTGCCAGGCTCTGGTAATCGTATTGCTTGAGCGGGACTTTTTCGCCGGTGATCGGCGACTGCAGCAACGAGTCTGCTGCGATGCGCGCCAGCGCTTCACGTCCGTCCGTGTCTTTCGACAGGATTTCCAGATGACCGTTGGCCGGCTCGTAGGTGACGTGCGAGGACACGGCACGCACGACCTCCTGCGGCACCAGTTCACTGTCCTGGACGCAATCGACGATTTCGGGCGGGCGGTTGTGGTGGACACTGATCTGATACAGCTCGATGTCCTCGCCGGTCTGCGTGTCCGGGCGCAGTCGCTTGAACACCTGTACGGCGACGTCTGTCGCTGCACAGCCAAGCTGCTCGGCCACTGCATTGTGGAAGGACTGACGCGCTTCCACATCGTCCAGCACTGCGAGATCTTTGGGTGCCAAGTACCCCGAATAGCAGGTAGCACTTTGGCGGAATACGTCCGCCTGTCGCGCATTCAGGGCTTCATCGAATAGCGACGGAGCATGGCGATACAGCCAGATCGCGCGCTCGTACTGGTTGCGGATTGCGGAAAACGCTGCCTGGTCCTGCTCATCGAAGATATCCTGACTGATCCCGTCGATGACGTCCTGCCCAGGACCATCGGACAGCAACACGATGCGTTCGGCAACCTCCTCGATCTGCTGCCGTTCCCCGACATCGAGGCTCGCCAGTTCGGCTTCCATCGCCGCCCGCTGGTCCCGCTTGGTCTGGTCGTCATCCAGATCCACCAGATCCAGGCCGAATTTATCGACCATGAATTCGTGGAACACGGCCGGCGTCACATGGCCCAGCAATTTCGACAGATTCTCTGCATCGTTCATCGCTACCCCTTTCTCAACGTGTGGATCAGGCTGGCTTCGGTCTGTGTGGCCCTGTTTTTTATCGGGGTGTACAGACCGATGACGTTCGGTTTACCGAACAGATATGATTATTTCGGGACGGTGATGGGTTTGTCAAGCAGTTACGAATTCGTTCGGTCGGGTGGTATCATTTTCTGAGTAAACCGGAACGATCAGGAGAATTCAGTGCCATCCCCTCTGGGTGACAAGATCCGTGCGCGGCGCAAGGAAAAAAGGCTTAGCCTCGAGCAACTGGCCGAGCTGACCGATTCCAGCAAGAGCTATATCTGGGAGTTGGAAAACAAGGACGACCCGAAGCCGTCGGCTGAGAAGATCGGGAAGATCGCTGCCGTGCTCGATGTGACGACGGAATTTCTGCTGAACGAGTCCACGACTTCTCCCGACGAGGAAGTGGTCGACGAGGCTTTCTTCCGCAAGTACAAGAGCATGTCCGAGCCGGACAAGAAAAAGATCCGCAAGATCCTGGATGCCTGGGAGGACGAATGACGGCTGTGAAAAAGCCGAAGGCGGCAGCTAATCAGATATCGTCGATGCTGAACGCCGTGCTCGGCGTGGACCGTTTTCCGGTCAAGGTCGATGAACTGGCGCTGGAGTATTCACGGCAGTGCTTCGCAGATTCGCCGATCGACAAAGTGGTCGGCGAGGACATGGATGATTTTGAAGGCATGCTGGCTGCGAACAAGGCCCGGTCGAAATGGCTCATCGTCTATAACAGCGCCGTGCGATCGGAGGGGCGCAAGCGCTTCACCGTCGCTCACGAATTTGCGCACTACCTGCTGCATCGCCAGCAGCAGGACCGTTTTGAGTGCGGCACCGATGACATAGAGACGGGCGACAACAATGGGCGCGATATCGAGGGTGAGGCTGATGTCTTCGCCTCGACCCTGCTGATGCCGCTGGATGATTTCCGGCGACAGGTGGACGGACAGCCGGTCAGCTTTGATCTGCTCGGTCACTGCGCCGATCGCTACGGTGTTTCGCTGACAGCTGCCGCCTTGCGCTGGACCGAAATCGCGCCGAAGCGCGTCGTGCTGGTGGCCAGTCGCGACGATCATATGCTGTGGGCGAAATCGAACGATGCGGCGTTCAAATCGGGGGCATATTTTGCGACGCGCAGGAACACCATCGAGTTGCCTCGCCAGGCGCTTGCCCACAGCGATAACGGCTGGAGTGCAGGCGATCAGCAGACGGGCCGAGCGCAGCACTGGTTTCCACATGAACCTGCCAGCATGCCCGTTACCGAAATGACCCGGGTGGCAGGGCAGTACGACTATACGTTGACGCTGCTGTCGTTGCCCGACGCGGAATGGCAACGGCCCCGGCATGATGATGACGAGGCCGAGGAGGACAGCTTCGACCGGTTCGTCCGCAGCGGACAGTACCCGGTGCGGTAGATCATGAGCGCGTACAAGTGGCAGTTCAGTTCCCGTTTCCGCCGCAACGCCTTCGGCTGGCGATCCGATACGCCGATTCAGCGTATCAAGGAAGCGCTTTCAGAAATCAAGGCGGTTGCACGCAAGGAGCCAGTGGTTGCGGCCGAGGGGGCGGTGCTGCTCCTCGAAAAGCTGTCGCCCTCTCTCGAGCAGGTCGATAGCTCCTCGGGTGCCTTGGGCGCGGCGGTCAACAAGGCCATCGAAACACTGGTGCCAATCATTGCGAAGGCGGATGTCGACGCGAGCGCTCGGCAGCATTGGCTTGAACGCCTGTGGCAGGCTTTGCAGGACGATGAGATGCCCTACATCGAATCGCTCGGCGAGCACTGGGGCGAACTGTGCGTTACCCCGGAGATTGCTGCTCGGTGGGTCGATGAGTTCTTGCCGCTAGTCGAACATGTCTGGGGTTCCCAATCTTCCGGTCACGGTTTTTTCAAGGGGACGGGTGCATGCCTTGCTTCGTTGTACGCCGCCGGTCGCAATGAACAACTGCTCGAGTTGCTGGAGCGGGCGCCGTTCAAGTGGTGGTATTACCGCCAGTGGGGCGTAAAGGCGCTCGAAGCGATGGGGAAGAAGGCGGAGGCGATTCGATATGCCGAGCAGTCGCGCGGCTTGAACGACCCTGGCTGGCAGATTGCAGAGGCCTGCGAAACCATCCTGTTATCGTCGGGAATGGCGGAGGATGCATATCGACGCTATGCGATCGAAGCCAATCAAGGCACGACCAATCTCGCCACCTTTCGCGCCATCGCCAAAAAATACCCGAACATATCGCCGGAGCAGATTCTGCGCGACCTGGTTGCGAGTACGCCCGGTGCTGAAGGCAAGTGGTTCGCCGCCGCTAAGGATGCTGGCCTGTTCGGCGTTGCCATCGAGTTGGTCACGCGCAGCCCGACCGACCCGCGCACACTGGCGCGCGCAGCAAGAGATTTTGCCGAGCTTCAGCCTGGGTTCGCGGTCGCTGCCGGCCTTGCTTCATTGCGGTGGATTTCGCTCGGCCATGGTTATGACATCACGGGTACCGATGTGCTCGATGCCTATTCTGCCGTGCTGAAGGCCGCATCAATTGAAGGCATGGATATTCAGCAGGTCAAGGCTCAGATCAGGGATCTGCTGGCCTCGACGCCCACAGGCAATCAGTTCATGAAGGCCGTTTTAGCCCATCATCTTGCGGGCTGATTCAGTCGTGTTTTTGCGATAGCCTGCGTCCGTATGCGGGCATACGAAACTCCCTCATGGTGTCGGTGACGGTTCGTCTGGAGAATTTCGCTTTCAAGGCGAGTTTGATGGAGAGGATCGATACCGATGCACGAGACAAACCAGATTTCCCCAGAACGGATGACCCCGGAGCAGCGCCGGCTCGAAGTCGCGTCGCTGCTGGCCAACGGGCTCGTGCGCCTGCGCTTCAGCCATTTTCCACAGTCCGCAAAGTGCCTGCCGGAGAGTGAGTTTGAGCTTGCCTTATCTGGACGCCAGCGCGTTCATACAGACCCCGTCAACAACAAAAATACGGAGTCCAGATGAGTGCGAACCCGCGTACATACACGACACCCGCGTCGATTGCTGCGCAAATAGCCCGATTGCCTGATCTGCCAATGGCCGAAATCAAGGCGCTTTGGCGCAGGCTGATCGGGGGTGACACGCCCACGCACAACCGGCAATTTCTCGAGCGCCGAATTGCCTACCGACTGCAGGAAGTCGAGTTTCGCAAGGTCGATCCAAACCTGCTTGAGAGGAACAAGCGCCGCATTGCCAATCTGGTGGAAACGGGCAAGCTAACGAAGAAGGCACGATCATTCCGTCCGCCAGCGGGGACGGTGCTGACTCGCGAATACCAGAAGGTCGAGTATCGCGTGACGGTCATTGCGGACGACCGATATGAGTTTGAAGGTCGGCCATACCCGAGCCTGTCGATGATTGCTCGCGAAATTACCGGGACGCGTTGGTCAGGTCCCGTGTTTTTCGGTCTCACGGAGCCGGGAAAGCGGAAGGTTGAAAAACAGCGGGGGCGGAAATGAGCGATTCACTGATCCGGCGCTTGCGCTGCGCCGTCTACACGCGTAAATCCACCGACGAGGGGCTGGACCAGGAGTACAACTCGATCGATGCGCAGCGCGATGCGGGGCATGCGTACATCGCGAGCCAACGTGCCGAGGGCTGGATTCCGGTCGCCGACGACTACGACGATCCGGCATACTCGGGCGGGAACATGGACCGTCCCGCGATCAAACGCCTGATGGCAGATATCGAAGCAGGCAAGATTGACATCGTGGTGATCTACAAGATTGACCGGCTGACGCGCAGCCTGACAGACTTCGCCCGCATGGTCGATGTGTTCGAGCGCCACGGCGTGTCGTTCGTCTCGGTTACCCAGCAGTTCAACACCACGACGTCAATGGGTCGACTGATGCTGAACATCCTGCTGTCCTTCGCCCAGTTCGAGCGCGAGGTCACCGGGGAGCGCATTCGCGACAAAATCGCTGCGAGCAAACGCAAGGGCATGTGGATGGGCGGTATTCCACCTATCGGGTACGACGTGGTGAATCGACGACTGGTTTTGAATGACGGCGAGGCAAAACTCGTGCGGCACATCTTTCGGCGTTTCGTCGAAATCGGATCGAGCACCCTCTTGGTCAAGGAGCTGAGACTCGATTGCGTGACGTCGAAGGCCTGGACCACGCAGGATGGCAAAGTCCGTAAGGGGCGGCCGATCGACAAGGCGCTGATCTACAAACTGCTGCACAACCGTACCTACCTCGGAGAATTGCGCCATCGGGACCAATGGTATCCGGGAGAGCATCCGTCGATCATCGATAGCGAGCTGTGGGACCGAGTTCATGCAATCCTGTCCACCAATGGTCGTGCGCGCGCGAGCGCCACACGGGCGAAGGTGGCAAAGGTGCATTGTCTGCTCAGGGGTATGGTGTTCGGAAGCGACGGCCGGGCGCTGTCGCCAATTTCCACGGTGAAGAAAGACGGGCGTCGATATCGCTACTACGTCCCTCAGCGTGAGAAAAAGGAGCATGCCGGTGCGTCGGGTCTGCCTACCTTGCCAGCGGCCGAGCTCGAGGCAGCGGTGCTGGATCAACTGCGGGCGATCCTTCGGTCACCGGGGCTGATCGGGGATATGCTGCCTCGTGCTATTGCACTCGACCCCAGCCTGGACGAGGCCATGGTCACCGTGGCGATGACCCGTCTCGATGCGATCTGGGACCAACTGTTCCCGGCCGAGCAGACCCGGATCGTCAAATTGCTGGTCGAGAAGGTGATCGTGTCGCCTGATGATCTCGAAGTGCGGTTGCGCGCCAACGGCATCGAGCGCTTGGTCCTTGAATTGCGAACGGCGACCGATGGTGGGGCCGAGGAGGTCATGGCATGAGTAAGATGTCGATCCAGCAGGCAGGGAAGCTAAATGTCGTCGAAGCAAGCGACGGCCGCCTGACCTTGTATGTGCCGATCCGGATCAAGCGGCGTAGCGGCCGCAAATTGGTTACGCTGCCCAGCGGCGAAGCCATGAAACCTCGACCGTGGGACAACGCCGCGGCCACGCCGCTGCAGTTGGCGTTGGCCCGAGGCCACCGCTGGCTGGGGATGCTGACGTCGGGCGAAGTGCAGTCGCTCAAGGAAATTGCTGCCCGCGAAAACGTCGACCCCAGCTATGTAAGCCGCATGGTCAATCTGACCTCGCTGGCGCCCGATATCGTGGCTGCAATCCTAGACGACGCGTTGCCGGATCACATCACCCTGTTCGATCTGGCGGTGGATCCGCCGGCGCTGTGGGAAGATCAACGCACGCGGCTCAAAACGGCGGAATGACGGTCCGTGTATGGTTATTCAATGACTGCCCTCATTTAGCGGGCAGTGAGCATGCTACGGCGCGCGGGCATGACATCGACCCGGTGCTGCTCGCGGCATCGCTGAACCTCGGTATCAGATAGTGGGCACACCATCTCGGTCGACTGAATTGTTAGCCCGTGGCATGATTTCTCCGCATCGCGCCCCAATCAGACTCTCCACACTAACCGGAGTTGCACATGTCGGAAGGCCCATCTGGAACCGCAAACATCCTGCATCAGCACAGTGAGTATGAAAAACTCGAGCAGGATTACTCAACCGAGACTGCCAACGAACTGACTGCCAAAAGCCTCAAAAGGCATGGGGTGGATGCTGCGCCCAACGAAGTCTCGTCTTGGCACAAGATCAACAAGGCGGCAGTAGACGGAAAAATGGATATCCCCGGGGAGCGCAAGGTTGCGGAGACCCTCGCTGACGGTGCGGCTGCTGGCGTAATCGCCGCTGCGAGAGTTGGCGCAATCGATCAGACGCCCGCAGCTTTGCAAGCGACTGCGGAATTCGAAGATGAGGACAGTGAGGAGGAGGATGCCGCAGAGGAGGATGAACTTCCGACGATTGATGAGATGTATGGGTTCGATGACCCCGAAGACAACGCCGAGGCGGCCCTTGATGATGTGTTAAAAGCTCAAGAGCGTCCGGACTGAAAGAAGCGCCTGAACGGCACTCGTTGGACCAGAATTGAATGCAATCTCACTATCGCCGGTGTCGAGGGCGCGTCCTAGTTTGCATGTACTGCCTCCTCGGCCCCTCGACCGACAGGCGTGCAAGGCCGCAGTTTTCTTTACCTTCCAGTGCCGAAAATCAACCGCTTGATTCGTCCGCGCGTAACACATTGATTTTTATGGCAACACCCTGCGACCTTTGCGGACCTCCGACGGGGCAGCGAAAGCGGAGCCGGAGAGAGAAACGGCCGGGGGAGAGTGGAAAGTGGCCCGAAACGGTCCGGCCGGCTGGTCGGCGAAGTCCACAGGCGTTTGCAGGAACTCCCACGGGTACGCGGGAGCCGGGGCGAGCAGGCAAGAAAAAACCCCAACCGAGAGCGGTTGGGGTTTGAATTTTGGTGGAGGCGGCGGGAATCGAACCCGCGTCCAGAAGCGCTCCACGACTAGTTCTACATGTTTAGTTCAGTCATTTGATTTAACCGCAGCGACGCGGACGAACACGCTGCACTACGGCGATTCGCTAGATTTTCGACCCTGGCGTCGCGACGCCGACAGGGCTTAACTGACGTAAATGACCTCTGGCGGTATTGCTACCGGTCTTGCGACACTAGCCCGTCAGTGAACTAGGCAGAGGACGGCGGCCCTTAGGCTGCCAGTGCGAACGTATCGTCGTTTGCAGTTACGATTTTCCCATTGATTAACGAGGTGACGGGTCCTCGACATGCCCTAGCCGCTTCACAACCCCTGTCGAAACCAGGTCGCCCCCGCGGATCAGATCGATCATTATAGCCCAACATCGCGCAGCAGTTCGCGCAGTTCCTGCGTCGAGCCGACGAGGTGCTGCGCCTGCCAGTCGCCCGGCGCGGCGCCGTCGCCGCAGTAGCCGTAAGCAGCGGCGACCGTGGCCATCCCGGCCGCGCTCCCGGCCTGGATGTCGCGCAGATCGTCGCCGACGTAGACGATGCGCTCGGGCGCGAGCGTCATCTGCGCGGCCGCATGCAGCAGCGGGGCCGGGTGCGGCTTCGAGTGCGGCGTCGTGTCGCCCCCGACGATGCAGGCCGCCCGCGACGACAGGCCGAGCAGGTTCGCGAGCGGCGCGGTCAGGCGCATCGCCTTGTTCGTGACGATGCCCCAGCGCACGCCGCGCGCATCGAGTTCGTCCAG